TACCACATCAAACAGATATGGGTTCTGTTTATTGATTACCACAATCTTAACATAGGCATCTTTCAATTGTTCATAATCAAAAGACTTCCAATGTGCAAACTCTTGTGTTGTATCATCATAATGTAATTTGTGAAACATCTTATATGGATTAGGTATAAATTCTAATTCTCTTGTTTCAGTATCAAACACATGAAACCCTCTTTGGTCATCATAGTCTGCCCATGTAATTTCATATTGATTACCAAGATAAAAGATTGAACCATCGTTGGACTTGTGATGGAAGTGACCAGAAAGAACCATATCGAATCTATTAAACAAACTCTTCTCTAGACCTGTGTGACAGATGTTTCCTCTATCCATCTCAAACCCTGCAATCTCAAAATGCCCAAATACGATTTGTGTTTTGGTGTTCTCCAAGAAATCTAAGGTCTGTTCGTAGTTACTAGAATTGATCCAAGGTACAAGAGCCACTTTTGTGCCTGCATATTCCATTTCAACCGGATCAATAAACACATTGATGTTTTCATAACGGTCAAACAATTCATGCATGGCATTAATTTCATTTGTATTCTTGTAAGTAACGTCATGGTTACCAACAATGACATCCATGTTGATGCCCTCTCTTTCAAGCACATCAAAGAACCTTTTTCGCCAGGAATTCAAAGTGACAAAATTGATGTATTTTCTACGGTCAACAACATCGCCTAAGTGGCAAATCTGTGTAATGTTATTTTCTTTCAGATAAGGAAAGAATGTACCTTCCCAAAACTTAAAGAAGTATTCATTGAATCTTGGGTCATCACCTCTTGCACCGGCGTGCGTATCATTTATCAGGGCTATTTTCATCGTGAATAATATCAATATCTTCAATTACAGGAATAGGTTCATCGAGAAATTTCTCAAGACCTTTCAACTTTGTTTTCTTTTTGTTTTCTTTAGCTAACTCAAATGTTTCAATAAACTCAGCAATGTTATCATACATTTCAAATTGCTTCATATTGCCATGTTCATCTTCATACATTTCACCTTCATTGAGCAATCCAAATTGTTGTGTTGCCTTATACTTGACATACAATTGTTTCTTCTCCTTGGTAATCCTACGGAGAAAAGCAAAGTAAATAATTTGGGTGAAGTATGCGAAAGGATTCTTAGACTTAGATGGATCAAAATTACGGAAGTATTGAATACAGTTCTCAATACCATCACAAATCATTTCATCACGAAAAGAATATGATATAAAGTTTGGCTTGCGTGAGAGGTGTTCTGCAATCTTTAGGAAACATTCACCAACATAATTTGGTATAGGTGGATCTTCTTTACCTTGTTCTTTAGCTGATGCACACCTTTCATGGTAATCAATTAACGATGCTAAAAAATCGCCATTGTTGACATAATGTTTCTTGCTCATAATAATCCCAACTCACTTTTGACTCTATCTAATAATATTAAAACTCTTTTCTTATAACCAAAACCTAGTAGACCTGATTTCTCACCATGCTCATATGGTGGTACTTTACCAATACTTGTGTACTGTTCTGATGTTAGGTCGATGATGTTACCATTCTTGTCAACTACCCACCAATGATAAATCTCACCATCAAAACCTCGGTGCATATGCACAGCTTTAGGACCAAAGAGTTTGTATAAACATCCTGAAGCTGTATGGCAATGCCCAAATGTTGGGTTGCGAGAATTGCGTTCTCGCCATTTCTTCGCAATCAAATCTGATGTAAGATTCTTGCGAATCAACTCAGACACTACTTTTAAATTTTCATCATTATATTCTATCATAGCACCATCCTAACATAAAATAGGAATAAAGCAAGCTTTTTAGGAACTTAACACCATCATTGCCTCAATGACTGGTTGACAACTGATATCATGGCGGTGTTGTTGTTTCAGAGTTAAATAAGAACCAGTAACCAATTAGTGTAATGTCCTCTTCTTAGTATCCTGTTGGTACTCTTCCAACTCTAACATTGCAGCCTCTTCATCTTCTTCTGTAATGTCATCATCATCTACCTCATCTAGACTATCATCATTATACATATCTTGCTCAACTTCAATTACGGTAGTATTGTAATATTCAATAAGTTGAGCTTTTGGTTCGAACACCGTGAGAACATCTTGTGAGAACAATCGTGCAGATGTGTTCTCTACCAATTCTAATGGTAACCAAGGACTCATCAACATAACTGCCTTACCTGTAGGCAACCTCTTAAACATCAGACTCATTGGATTGGTAAGTAATATCGTACTGCCCTCTGTATCTTCCAAGTAATCAGCAATGATATCTTCACCGCTTTGTAGTCTTACAATTTTTATGTTATCCATTCTTCAGCTCGATGTTATAAAATTTATAGTTAAACTTCTCTTCATCGTATAGTTTAACACGTTCTATGAAATGTTTCAAGGTGTAATTGGTAAATTTGCCAATTCTTAAATCATCAGAAATATCAAACAGTACAGCTTCCTCTTTATCATCACCTAGCCTTAAACCTCGCCCAATGGATTGTAGATTGCGAACCTTAGATTTGGAGGGACTTGCAAATATAATATTGTGTAAGTTTCGTATGTTGACTCCAGTTGAGAAAGTGCCATAAGAAGCAACAATAATGGCATCTTTTTCTTTTTCAGTAATAGAACGGATAGATTCACGGACTTCAACATCGGTACCTCCGTATACAAAGAACACTTGTCTATTCTTGGTATGTTGTTTAATTAGTGCGTGTAAATCTCTACCATGTTTTTCTACAAACTGAAATAATATAAGTGTGTTACCTTTCAAAGATAATGTAAGATTTTTAATGAACTCATTTCTAGCATTGTTCATAACTATATATTCTACTTCTTGATTGTAGTCCCAATCTTTGGCCATCTTACAAACGGCATCAGGGTACTTGAGTATCAAACATTTAATTCTAAATGATGCAAGTTGTCCCTTATCAATCAACTCAGATGTTGTAGTGGCCTTGTAAACAGGACCAAATAATCCTTCTAATACCAACCTATGTGTCTGTGTACCATCTAGAGTACCTGTGCAACCAATACGATACTTGGTATCAGTTAAACTTGACATGATTGTTGCTAATGATTTAGCTTTGAATTGATGTGCCTCATCACCAATAACAAAATCAAATTGATTGAAGTAATCAGGTGGATTTTTATAGATTGATTGCCATGTTGTGATGGTCAAAAACTTATCTACACTTTTATCTTTACCTGCATACTGTCTATGACAATATTCTTCTGAGTTATATCCATAAGATTGAAAATCGGTGTACATCTGTTCAACAAGTGAAGTTGTTGGTACAACTAACAAACCTTTTGTTTGTGTTTGTTGGATATACCGTAACATCAAATATATGATTAAAGATTTACCTGATGCAGTAGGTGAAAGAAGAAGAATTCTTTTATTACGGATTGCATGAACAAAAGAGTTAACTTGGTAATCACGAGGTTCAAATGGCAAACCAAGTGTTGCAATAAAATCATTAGCTTCTTTAAGTGAGAAACTATCTGTGACTGTTATCTCAGAGTCAATCTCAATCTTATAATCTCTTTCTTTACAAAACTTTTCGATATAAGGAACCAAACCATGGTAAATTTCCATGGTTCTTAAATCAAGTAACCTTATTTTTCCATCCCAATATCTCGCCTTAAATGCAGGAGTATATTGGTAACCGGGAACATAGAATGTGAAGTAATCGGAAAGTTCTTGTGCTACATTTCTTTCTGATACTACTTTGATAAAGGCTTCGTTGACCTTTTCTAATCTTAAATCATACACCCTGTATAAACCTTTCCCATGTTATAAATTCTTTCAATTGAAATGTTCTTGAATGCAACTCTTTAAGAATACTTTGGCATACATCAACAATTTCTTCATGTAGAATTTTATTGGCCAAGTACTTGTTTAAATCTTCATCACTCTCAAAGTATGTAGTAATCTCGGATTTGAGTACAAAAGGAAATGGTTCCCAACCGTAGTGCTTAAGTTGGTCATTATCTAATTTACCTGTGTAGTATTCCCACTTCAGTCGTTTCATTTTGTTATACTTAAACTCACATTCTTTCACCAATAGTCGGTGACGAGAAAGTATATTCAAATACTTACTGTGTAATTGTGGTATGTTTGTTAGTTCTTTGCCTGGCTCAGTTCTATCAATGACAGAATCTTTTGCCCACATAGCTAATAGTTCATCAAGTTTGTTCATTACAAATCCTCCTAGTAGGAGTATATACTAATTATGCAGCCCTGTCAACATCAAAATAGGAATATCTGAATGTGGCATCGGCAGTAATGATAGAATCTGGTGTGTCTGAGGCAGAAACCACGAATGTAGATACCGATGTTGGAAACATATCGTAGAAAGTGAATGTGTGTAATGGGTTATTTGCCGATGATAGAAGAGTAATCTTAGCATCAGAAAATTGTGGCATTAAATTACCACGAGCATTGGCATTTGGATTTAAAAATTTCAATTTTTCATATTCTTCAAAACTGGTTACTTTGGTCATAGCACGAATCCAATCGTGAATTTCCAACCATGACTTCAACTCTTCATCCACCAAAAAGGTAATATTCAAAATGTCATATACAGCCTTTTCACCGGGTGAATATAAGTCAACCAATGGAGTATTACGAACAACTTCAGATAAAGAGATGCCCGGAATAGTTATAGACTGGCAAAAATATTGCAAGTTTGGTACACGACTAAAATTTAATTGAAACTTATTAGGGTGTAGATAATTTGGATTAGCTGGATTTCTTGTGAATGCACTCATTATGGTCTCACTAGTTATACTGGTATTTATATGTAAAAAAAAGACCACCCGAAGGTGGTCTTTAAAGAACTCTCTTGAGGGAGTTTTTATTTACATGATGTTTTTAATTGCAAAACCACGGTAGTAGTTGTTTGACTGAGCTGTCAAAGCACCTAAACCAGCACTAGTACCTTCTGCAAATGGATTAGCAACTAGACCATAACGTGTCTTGAAGCCAATCTTTGGTTGGAATGTACCGGTATCAACGGCACGAACCATTTGGAGAGGAACGTAAGGGCAATAGAAAAGACCAGCGTCAAATGCATTTGAACCTTTGAAACCAACAACTGCAAATTCGTTAGTTGAAGATGTTTGTGCATATGGGTCGATGTAAACTTTAATACGACCGAACATTGTACCAGCAAATGTATTACCAGTATCGTCAACTGTTAGGTTAACTTGACCAGCAAGTGCTGATTGGTAGTCTAGAAGGCCAGCCATCGCAAATGCAGATGCAACATCTGAAGATACGATAACGATATTGCCTTTGCCACGACGAGTTGTCTTAGCAATGGTATTAGCTTCACGCTCTAACTGGAATGCCAAACCTTTGATTTTCTCAACCATCCAACGACCGTTTGAATCGGTGTCAAGGTCAAATGCACCAGCAGTAG